AACCCGCAGGTTCTCGGAAAATTCGCGGCTACCGCGTAATCCCGCCCCCCAGCCCTTGCCGGTGGCCCCTCGTCTCAGGACAGGCCACCGGCAACCGGGGCTCCCCTTTTCAATAATGGAAATACTCAAAGAAGCGTTAAGCGACATCCCCGGCGAAGTGGCCGAGGGCGTAAAGAACGAGCTCCTCGCCCAGTGGAACTCCAAGGCCGTCCAAGCCGACGCCCGCCAACACCTCATCGCCGCCGACCACGCCAAGCAAGACCTCCGCGCCATCGAGGGCGTAGGCGCTTTGACTCTCTCCATCGACGCTCAGATTTACCACTTCTGGAACTGGCAGCTCCCCGGTTGCTGGAACGACCCAGACTTCATCCCATGGTTCAAGCGAAACTACCCCCAGTGCGTCGTGCGCTGCGGCGGCACAGGCAAGACCATGCTCCTCATGCCGGGCCTCAAAGCAGCATGACAAATCTTTTTGCCAGTTCACGCATTGCGGCGGGGTGTGTTTCCCTAGTTATTTCATACGCGCTGGCCGTAACCGCATTAAAAGCGGCCTCTGGCAACTCTTTCATCGCATGAAGTCCTACGACGACGAGCCAGACCGCGACACGAAATATTGGGTAGGCCAGCTCACCGAAGCCGCCACCGATGGCAGTTGGTTCTCCGCCGTGCGCAGCCGGAACTACGACACCCGCATGTCGCTCTGGGACGGGCAGTCCTCGGACGGCAAAAAGTGGGCTGAAAATCTGGGCAAAAACCCATTTCCATGGAATGGGTCGAGCGACAGCCGCATCCGCCTCGCCGACCTGGTTTGCAACCGCGAGACCCAGCTTTGCCTCACCTCTACCTTCGCCGCCCGCTTGCAAATGATGCCGGTGGAGTCCACCGACGCCATGTCCCGCACCGCCGCCGAGTCTGTGCTGAAGTGGATGCTCTTCACGCACTGCGCCTCCGACCTCCGGCGCGAACTCGAACTCGCCCTCAACATCCGCGCCACCTACGGCCTCGCCATCATGGGCGTGTTTTGGAAAACGACGACACGCATTGAGGAAAAATCCGTCAGCCTCGAAGACCTCATCCTCATGGCCCAAGAGCATGGCGACCCAAACTCGCCGCTCGCCATGCTCATCGGCGCAATCCTTGACCCGCTCCAAGAGGAAGTGGCTATCGAGATGGCCGAGCAATTTGCCCCCGGCACTGGCACAGCCGCCAATATCCGCAAGCTCCGCGAAGGCGGCACGGTGGAATACACCGAGCCCTACATTTTCGAGAGCAAGCCCGAGTGGACGGCGTTGGAGCCTTTCAACGACATCATTTTCCCCACTGCCACCTACGACCTGCAACGCGCCCCATGGATCGCCCGTCGCGAGATGGTGACTTGCGAGGAGTTGGAGGAACGCACGCTCACCGAGGGCTACCCTTTCGAATTTTACGAGAAGGCCAAAAACTACAAAGGCGCAAGCCTCTGGCCCGTCTATTCGCAGCAAAACCACAACCGCCGCGACTCGATCCTCTGGCAAGACCACCGCGACCTGGTGGAAATCTGGCATGTTTACAGCAAGGAGACTGACGAGAAGACCGGCGCGACAAAGGTCATGTGCCGTGTCATGCACCCGAATGTGGACATCTTCGCCAAGGAGGAAATTTCCCCTTACTCACACGGCGAGTATCCCTTCATCGAGCTTGCCCGCGAGCGTGTGAGCCGGTGCATCCTCGAAGCCCGTGGCATTCCAGAAATCGTTTCGACCATGCAGGCCGAGATCAAGACCCAGCGCGACTACCGCACTGATCGCGCCGGTATCGCCATACTTCCCCCAATGCGCATACCGAGCAATAGGGGGAAACTTGACATCGTGCTCGGCCCCGCCGTGCAAATCCCCGAACGCCGCCCAAATGAGTTTGGCTGGATGCAGCCGCCGCCGTTCGACCAGGGGACCATCGAGATCGAACGCGCCGTGCGCCGCGATGTGAATGAATACTTCGGCATGGCAGGCGATGGAGTCGATCCCAATTATGTCGCCCTCGTCACCCAGCACACGGTTGATCGCTGGCTCCGCGATTTCAAAGCCATCGTCACGCAGACTTACCAGCTCATGCAGCAATACATGCTGCCGGTGCAAATCCTCCGCGTCTCAGGCGGGCAGGCTCTCCCCTTCCAAGCCGACCGCGAAAGCATCCAAGGCAAGTTCGACCTCATCATTGATTGGGACGCCAAGAACCTCGACGCCGAGGCCCTCGGCGTGAAGCTCAACTATATCTCCCAGGCCATCGTCCCAATGGATGTCGCCGGTGTCATCGACCGCGCCGGGCTCGTCAAATTCATCATGGCTGCGGTTGACCCAAACCTCGCCGACATCCTCGTCCGCGACCCCGGCCCCGCCGCCGCCATGGAGGCCAACGAAGAACAACTCGCCTTCACAAAAATCGCCGCAGGCACCGAGCCCGAGTTGCCGCAAGAAGGGCAGAACCACCAGCTCCGCGCCCAAGTTCTCCAAGGCATCATCCAAGCCAACCCCGCCCTGCAACAACGCATCCAGCAAGACGAGATTTTCCGCAACATGATCGAGGCGCGAATGAAAGGCTTCAACTTCCAAATGCAGCAACAACAAAACGCCCAGATAGGCCGCCAAGGCACACTACCAGCGTTGCAACAAGGAGGAGCACAATGAAGGCCACCCCCTACCGCACCGTCCGCGATGGCGTGATCTCCCGCATGGGCATCGATCCCGACCAGCCGCTCATGGCCTCGCAGGCCACGGCGCTGGCGGAGTATCTCACCACCGCTGCCGCGACGGCTTGGACCTTCTTTGACTGGCCCGAGGTTTATTTGACTGAGGCCCGCACGCCGGTGGGCGATGGCTACGCGCCGGGGCTTTATACCTACGAGAGCGATTATGTCGGCACGACCTCTTACATCGGCCGTGCTTTGCAGGGCTCGCAATTTGCGGACCCTGTGTGGCGCATCAAGCGCGTTACCACGACCGCAGCGGGCGATCTGCTGAATATCGACACCGCCGTTGATGTCGCGTGGAACGACCGCACGACGGCGACCTACATCGAGACCAGCACGAATGCGCCTGCCGAGGAGTTCATCCCCTACATCCCGCTGCTGGCTCCAGGCCAGAAGGCCATTGGGAATGTGCTGAAGGTTTATGACATCAAGCCCGACGAAGGCCGCGTCACGCTGTCGCTGGATTTCGTCGTCACCGAAGACCGCATCCTCATCGTCGATACGGACTACATCTCCGGCCAAGTCTGGGTCGAGTTCTCACTGCCTCAGCCCCGCTTCACTTCGACCGCTTTCAACTCCTCTACCGCCTACTCCGCTGGCGACATCGTTTACTACAACACCACCGGCGATTGCTACGAGGCTATCGCCGACACGACCGGCAATCTCCCGACGAATGAGGAGTTCTGGCTACGCCATCGCATCCCGGCATTCCTCGCCGACTACCTCAAGTTCTACGCACTCGCTGAAACGCTTTCCGAGGACGGCCAGATGGACAAGGCCAACTACCAGTTCTCCCGCGCCGAAGGCATCCTGCAACAACGCATGGACGACGCCTGGCTCCGCAAAGGCGAGGTCCGCCGCTACTCCGCGCAGTTCCAATAATCACCCCCTTGACACCCTTCACCATAATTAAATTAACGACATGAGTAACCCCACAATTCAGATCGCCGCCCGCAACACCGCTGGCATTGTCCAGCCCGTCCAAGCCACACCAGATGGGGCTCTGCGGGTGAGCACAGGTTTTCCTACTCCCGCTTACACGAAGTATGAAAATGTTCGTTTCACATCCCCCGCGACGAACAACACAAGCTATGTCGATTTCACTTTCAACGGCACCTCTGTAGCCCGAATCGTGAATACCTATTTCGGAGCCAATCCCCCCACGGCCGACAACGCGGAGATCCGCAGCGTCGAGATTAAATTCCCGCCCTACACTTAATGTCGCAGGTTTTTTTCAATCCCTTTTCCGGCGCAGCGCAAAACATCGCTCTGCCCCAGCTCGACTCCTCGGGTCAAATCTCCGGCGCGATGATCCCCGACGACTTTGACGATGTGCAGCGCTTCGACTCCGTGGCCGATTTCCCGAACCCCGGCACCGTCGCCCGCATTTACTTTCCCGCAGATACCAACATCCCGCACCGCTGGGATGTGGACACCCTTTCCTACAAGCCCATCTCGTCCGACACGGACGGCGGTGAGTTTTAGGACCACCCCGCAGTAACAACCCCAAATACCCCCAAAACATCATGGCTAATACCCTACGCATTAAACGCAGATTGACAGGTGCCTCCGGCGCCCCTACCGGCCTCGCTCTCGGCGAGTTGGCCCATAGCTTCGTTGACGACAAACTCTGGATCGGCAATGGCTCGACCTCAGTTGTCATCGGCGGCGAAGGCCACTTCGCTACCAACGCCGACCTCGCATCCGAAGTCTCGACGCTGAACTCCAGCATCAGCTCCGAAAACTCCCGCGCCGTCGCAGCGGAGCAAGCCCTCGGATCACGCATTGATTCGGTCCTGTCGAACACCACACAAGGATCGCTTGATTCGTTGACGGAGGTTGTCTCGGCCTTCCAGGCCGCAGACTCCAGCCTCAACGGAGCGATAACCACCCTCGCCAATAGCGCCTCCAGCGCCCTCAGCTCGGCCGTGGCGACACTCGAAGCAGCCGACAGCGCCCTCGACGGACGCCTCGACACCGCAGAAAGCGACATCAACGCGCTTGAGAGCCGCGCCACGACCATCGAAGGCGACGCCTCCGCTCTGGCCGCTCGCGTCACCACAGCCGAAGGCGACATCAATGCCATCGAGTCAGCAGCCACAGCCCTTGCAGGCCGTGTGTCAACTGCCGAAGGTGACATCAACTCCATCGAATCCGCAGCGACAGCCCTCACAGGCCGCGTCTCCACTTTGGAGACCACCGCAGCAGGACTCGGCACGATGTCCACGCAGAATGCCAACAATGTCGCAATCACCGGCGGCAGCATCGACGGCATCAGCTTCGACGGCGGCAGCTTTTAGTAGCTCCTCCCTCCCCACAGCGGTGGCGCGGTTCATCCCGCGCCATCGCTCCACGGGGCCCCTGCTTAAAACTTAATCTTTAAAACTTAAAACTTCCCAAATGGCCACGGTCATAAAACTCCTGCGAAGCACGGTCCCAGGCCGAGTCCCCACCGCCGCGCAAGTGGCGCAGGGTCAACTCGCCCTCAACCTGCCCGACCGCCGCCTCTACAGCAAAGACCACAACAACGAAGTTTTCAGAATAGCCCGTCCCCGCGACCCCTCAGACTACCAACTCCTGCACGCTGCGGACGGCAACCACCTCTACCTCGGCCGCCTCGCCTGGGCAGACTACCCCGGCTCCGGCCCCGCCGAGGACTCAACTGCCTGGACTATCTACAAAATTACCACGAACTCCGCAGGCGATGTCGTCTCAGAGCAATCGGCCACCGGCGCGTGGTCTTCCAAAGAATCTCTCACCTACAGCTAAACCATGATCGCAAACGCACTCCCTCGCCCGCTCACCGCAGGCTCAGTTGACAACGCCATTCTCCGCGCAGACGGCACGGACGGCACAATCCTGCAAACCTCCGGCCTCATCGTGGATGATGCCGTCGTGCCATACTCCGTGACAGGCGATGCCGCCACGGATGTCATCACTGCGACCGGTCATATCTACACGGCAAACCAGACCGTTATCTTCACCGCAATTACAGGTGGCGCTGGGCTGGCCGCAAACACCGTCTATTTCGTCCGCAACCCATCTGGAAACACCTTCCAGCTCTCGACCACCAGCGGCGGCGCAGCCATCAATTTCACGACCAACATCACAGCCGGAACGGTCATCGCCATCCAAGCAAATGTGGCCATTTCGCAAAACACAACCGAGACAAACTCCGCGCTCGTTTTCACTCCAAAAGGCACAGGGGCTTTCATCCTCGGCCCGAAACCAGATGGAACCGTGGTTGGAGGAAATGCAAGGGGCGCAAATGCGGTTGATTTGCAAACGAAACGATTAGCTGCAAACAATGTAGCATCTGGAGCAGGTGCAGTTGCGATTGGGGAAAGCAATGTTTCGTCAGCAACAAATTCAGTTGCGATTGGCGTTGAGAATATAGCTTCTTCAAATTATGCAACTTGCTTTGGGGTCGGAAATACAGCGTCTACAGGTGCGCAGTCATCTGTTTTAGGCGGTCGTTCAAATATTGCAAATGCGAATGGTAGCGTTGTAGTTGGAGGAGGGACATTTGCTGTTGGGAACCAAGCATCTGGCGAATATAGCGTAACATTGGCTGGTCGTCGCGCACTGGCGGATAGGTCAGCAATGTTGGCTCAGGCAAACGGCTCATTCAGCGCAGCAGGCGATGCCCAACGCGCCAGATTCGTCATGCGCAACAAGACGACAACGAACAGCGCAGTCGAGCTTTTCTTGGACGGCAGCAGCGCTCGCCTCACCATCCCGTCCGGCAAAGTCCTCGGGCTGACCATCAACATCACAGGCATCTCCAGCACAGGCGCGGCAGTCGCACACTACATGCGGCAGTATGCTCTCAAGAATGTCTCTGGGACCTGCACGGAGGTTTACGCCCCAGTCACCATTGGAACGGACAACGCCGCAGGAACCAGTATTGCCTTAAGCGCATACGATGTTGGAGCCGTAGAAGCCCTTCGCGTAGAAGTCACCGGCACAGCCTCCACAATCTGGCGATGGGTCGCCTCGGTTGATGCCGTCGAAATCGCCTTTGGAACTTAACCAACCACACACCATGAGAACATACGGACTTATATTCGCCGACGGCCGCCAAGAACTCGCCAGCATCGTGCTGGATGAAAACGACGAGCCACGCATCGACACCATCCGACCATACCCTTGCCCGGAGGATTGGGTGGACCCGCAGATCGTCCCGCTCGTCAAAATCGATCAACCCGAAATCGGCGACTGGGAACCAAACCTTGTCTGGTTCGCCGACCGCGTAGAGCGCCAGTGGATTCCAGCTAACTCCTAACCAACCACGACCACATGCCAAACGAACTCAACATCGCCCTCGCCACTACCGGCCTCACCGTCACCGCCCAGCCATACCAAAACGGAGCCGCCGTAGGCTCTGCCATCTCCTGCCCAGAAACCGCAAGCACCGGATTCTACAGCGGAAACATGGCAGGCAGCGCAGGAACCTACCAAATCGCCTTCCGCGCCGCCGGAGCCAATGTCGGCAGCGGCAGCATCGTGTGGAGCGGCACCGCCGAAGTGCCAGCCAGCACATTCAACGCTGCGTCAGATGCAGTGGCTAATGTAACACTCTGCGCCACTACGACAACCTTGACCAACGCTCCGTCTGTCCCCAGCGCAGCATCCATCGCCGACGAAGTTCGTGTGGAACTTGCTACTGAGCTTGCCCGCATTGATGCGCCAATCTCCGGTGCAGGTAACGCGCCAAGCGCTGCTACCGTGGCTTCAGCCGTTCGCACCGAGCTCTCCACTGAGCTGGCCCGAGTGGACCAAGCCATCAGCTCGCGCCTCGCTGGATCGGCCTACACCGCGCCAGCCAACAGCGACATCGCCGCAATCAAATCCAAGACCGACGCGCTCCCCGCCTCACCAGCAGCGACCGGAGACATCCCGAGCGCGAACATCTCGGCCATCAAAGCCAAAACGGACCTGCTCAACACAGACCGCCTTGCCCAGGTTTCGACGGTCTCGACCACCGGAGCACAACTCGCCGCCGCCCTCAGCTAACATGGACACGCACCAAGCCACAGCCTCGTTCACCGGCCTGCTCGCTACGGCGACGGGGCTCACGGTGTCGCTGCTCCCGGAGATAGAAGCCTGGCTGCGCATCGCCTCGCTGCTCATCGGCTGTGCCGTTGGCTTGGCGTCCTTCGCAGTCATCGTCCGCAACTGGACCAAAAACCACCACCCCCATGAATAAAATCTTCTCGCACCTCAAACAGCCCTCCACCTTTCGCGGCCTCGCCGTGCTCGGTGGCCTCGCTGGATTAAGCCTTTCGCCCCAGCATTGGGAAGCCATCGGCAGCGCCGTGGCTGCGCTCGTCGCCCTCATCGAAATTTTCCGCGACGAGAAGAAATGATCCCTCCCGCCCAGATCGTGACCGGCCTGCTGGCGACCGCGTTTGCCGTAGGAGCCCTCCTGCTCCTCGGTGGATGCAGCACGCTGGGCATCTCGCTCCAGACGGACTACGGGCAATTCAGCTACACGCTGCCTGAGATGCCCAAGCCGACATCAAGCAAATGACCTTCGACGAGCGCACCGAGCGGAATATCTCGACGCTGCACCCGGCTGTTCAGCCGAAAGCGCGAGAGTTCATGCGGCTCGCGCTCGACCTCGCCGCCAAGCACGGTGTGGTAGTCCGCATCATCAGCGGTCTGCGCAGCTACGCCGAGCAAGATGCGCTCTACGCCAAAGGCCGCACCACCGCAGGCCCGAAAGTCACCAACGCCCGAGCTGGGTTTTCCAACCACAATTTTGGCACAGCCTGGGACATCGGTCTTTTTAGAGGCAAAGCCTACCTCACCAACTCACCCATCTACACCGAGATCGGCCAAGCCGCCCGCAGCCTCGGCCTGACATGGGGAGGGGATTTCAAGACTTTCAAAGACACACCGCACTACGAAGTTCCCACCGGCCTCACCCTCGCCCAAATGCGCGAACGAGTCGCCGCAGGCAAGGACATATTTGCATGAGCGCCAAACGCAAGCCCGCCACCCGCAAAGCCGTGCTGGAGCGCATCCGCAAGGAACTCGTCGAGCAATTCGATGTCGGCCTCGCAGTGGTCTCTTGGGAAGAGGGCGGCACGACCTACCACATGGATTTAAAATTCGGGAACCAATACGCCGTCGAAGCACTGGCAGATAGGACCAGCGACATATTGTTCCCCTACGAAGACGAAGAAGAAGAGGAGGAAGAAGTATGAAAACATCCTGGAGTTCCATAGCCCGCGAGCAAGCTGACAAGGCGCACAAGACCGAAGTCGATGCGCTCAAAGCCAAGCTCGCTCAATACCAAGCCAGCGTCGAAAGCCTAGAAAAGCAACTCGGCATCGCGCTATCGCTCGGCAAGACACGCATCCGCCCGCAGCCCCTCACCGTCTCGATGAACGACAAAGCCGAGGCCGTCGCCATCGCGCTGGCCAGCGATTGGCATGTCGAGGAAACGGTCGAATCCGCCAGCGTCAACGGCCTCAACGAATACCGGCTCCCCATCGCCAAGACCCGCATCGAGAAATTTTTCAGCACCATCGCCCGCCTCACCGAGATCGAGCGCCACGGGGCCAAGATCGACGACCTCATCCTCTGGCTCGGCGGCGACCTCATGACCGGCATGATTCACGAAGAGCTCGCCGAGAGTAATTCCAAGACGCCCACGCAAGTCATCCTCTGGCTGCAAGACCGGCTCGCCGATGGCCTCGCCACGCTCAAGCCCCACTTCAAGCGCATCCTCATCCCGACCTCTTACGGCAACCACGGACGCACCACCGTGAAGCCCCGCCACGCCACAGGTGCGGCGCACAGCTACGAGTGGCTACTATACAAAATCCTCGAAGGCCGCTTCATCGATGACCAGCAAATCGAATTTCAAATCGCGGACAGCTATTTCAATTTCATGACGGTCTTCGACCGCCGCCTCCGCTTCCATCATGGCGATGGACTCAAATTTCAAGGCGGCATCGGGGGCCTCACGATCCCTACCGAAAAAGCAATCGCTTCATGGAATAAGTCGCCGAACCGAGCCGACCTTGATCTCTTCGGCCACTGGCACCAATACCAGCAGAATCGGCACTGGCTCTGCAACGGAAGCCTCATCGGCTACAACGCCTACGCCCTCTCGATCAAAGCCAGCTACGAGCCACCGACGCAGACCTATTTTCTGCTCGATAAGAAACGCGGCCGCACCATGACCTCCCCCATCTACCTATGACCTGGAAACACCTCGCCAAAAAGTCCAACTCCCTCCCGCCCGGCTGGAGCACCGCCGACGAAATCGCCGCCGACCTCGACTGCGAGCCAAGCGAAGTCCCAAAAATCCTCGCCGCCTCGATCCGCGACGGCCTCGTCGAGAAACAAAACTTCCCCCACTGGCAACCCGGCAGCCGTCAACTCCTCTACCAAACCGGCTACCGCCAAAAGACCGGCAAGGTTATCTCGGAAAAAAGCCCACATATTTCTGACAAAACCCCAGATTCCATCCCCGGCATCCCCGACGATCTGCTGCCCAAGGTGCGAAACAAAATCCTTGCGAACCCGCACAAAACCGCCA